CAAGAGCACGCTCTGTGCAGGCATCGCCTTGAAGCTCATGTTCGACGGCGAGCCGGGGGCCGAGATCTATTCGTGTGCCGCCGACCGCGACCAGGCCCGGCTCGTCTTTGAGATGGCGAAGGTCTGCGTGGAGAACTCGCCGAAGTTGCGGAGCCGCCTGCGGGTCTTTCGTAACTCGATCGTGCGGGAGGACACGCACTCAACGTACAAGGCCCTGTCGTCGGAGGCGTTCACGAAGCACGGGCTGAACGCTCACGGGATTATTTTCGATGAGCTCCACGCCCAGCCCGACAGGGAATTATGGGATGTGATGACCACAAGTTCCGGTGCCAGAAGACAGCCGCTGTGCGTTGCATTGACCACGGCCGGCTACGACCGGAAGAGCATTTGCTGGGAGATCTGGCGATACGCCCTGGCCGTCCGCGACGGGGCGATCAAAGACCCCACCTTCCTGCCTGCGATCTACGCCGCCGATCCCGAGGACGATTGGACGAAGGAGGCGACCTGGCGGAAGGCCAATCCGAACCTCGGCGTGAGCGTGAAGCTCGATGACCTGCGGGTGCGGTGCAAGCGTGCCCAGGACATGCCGAGCGAGGAGAACACCTTCCGGCGGCTGCACCTGAACCAGTGGACCGAGCAGGATACGCGGTGGCTGCGAATGGAGCACTGGGCACAGGGTAACGAGCCTTGTCCGGTGATGCTGGATGGCCGGGAGTGTTTCGCTGGCCTCGACCTCGCCAGCACGTTCGACACGACCTGCTTCTGCCTGCTGTTCCAGTTGGACGATGGCCGGTTCTGGGTTGAGCCGCATTTCTGGATTCCCGAAACGAACATGCGGGAGCGGGTGAAGCGCGACCGCGTGCCGTACGACCTCTGGCACAAGCAAGGGTTCCTGCACACCACGCACGGCAACGTCACGGACTTCGACCAAGTGCGGGCTGACATCATGGCCATGACCAAGAAATACAACGTGCGCCAAGTGGCGATCGACCGCTGGAACGCCACGCAACTCTCGACGCAACTGCAAGGTGATGGGGTTTCAGTTCTAGGCTTTGGGCAGGGTTACGGCTCCATGTCGTCGGCCGCGAAGGCACTCGAAGCGGCTGTGTGTGGCGGCCGTCTCCTGCACGGCGGGCACCCTGTGCTGGCGTGGCAGGCGTCGAATGTGGCGATACAGAGCGATCACGCAGGCAACATCAAGCCCAGTAAGGCGAAGAGCAACGAGCGAATTGACGGCATCGTGGCGCTGACGATGGCCCTCGGCATCCACGCGACAGCAACCGCCCCGGCACCCGAGCAGAACTGGGACATCATCACGCTATGAGCGAAAACGCCGTCGCCGACTACAAGATGTTCGACCTGCGTGGCATCGACTGGCCCGAGGTTTCTTCCAGCCGTACGCCTTCGGGCGTTCGCGTCAACGCCGACAACTCGATGGCGTGCTCGGCATACACGGCATGCATTCGGGTGATCTCCGACGCCGTCTCGGCCCTGCCGCTGCATGTGTTTGAGCGGATGGCGAACGGCGGCAAGCAAAAGGCCACGAGCCACCCGGTGTATCGGCTCCTGCACCAGCAGCCCAACCCGTGGCAGACGGCCCAAGAGTTCCGCGATTGGATGACGGGCATGTATCTGCACTACGGTGCGAGCTACGCCGAGATCCGCCCAGGTGCTCGAGGTGCCGTCTCTGAACTGTGGCCGCTGCACTCGTCTCGGATGGAAGCCGAGCGGCTGGAAGACGGGACGCTGCGGTATCGCTACCGCGAGCCGAGCGGCCGGCAGACGATCTACAGCCAAGAGCAGATCTTCGCCCTGCGGTTCACAACCGAGGACGGGATTAAGGCGATCCCCACGTACAAGATCTTCCAGAACGCCATCGGCCTGGCCCAGGCGTTGGAGGCCCACGGGTCCACCTACTTCGGCAACGGTGCCCGGCCCGGCATCGTGCTGGAGTCTGACAACCCGATCCCGGCTGAGGCGGCCGAGCGGTTGCGTGAGCAGTGGGAGCGGATGCACCGTGGCGCTGACCGGGCGTTCCGCACGGCTGTGCTGCCCAACGGCGTGAAGGCTCACGAGCTCAGCGGCAGCAACGAGGCGGCCCAGTTCCTAGAGACGCGGCAATATCAGGTGATCGAGATTTGTCGGGCGTTTCGCGTGCCGCCGCACATGATCCAAGACCTGACCCGCTCGACCTACTCAAACATCGAGGTGCAAGGGACGGAGTTTGTGCAGCACTGCCTGCTGCCGCATCTCAAGCGATGGGAAGCCGCGATCAGCCGCGATCTGATCGTGGACGATGAGCGGTACTTCGCCGAGCACAACGTCAACGGCCTGCTGCGTGGCGACCACACAAGCCGGGCTGCGTTCTATGTGTCGGCGCTCCAAAACGGCTGGATGACGATTAACGAGATCCGCGAGGCTGAGAACCTCAACCCGATCGGGCCGGAAGGTGACAAGCACTTCGTGCAGCTGAACATGACCACGCTCGACAAGCTGGGGCAGGAGCCGCCGGCACCCGAGCCCATGCCAGAGCCGCCCGTCGAGGACGAAGACACGCCGGCCGATGACGCCGAGGATGAAGCTGAACAGGAGGATTCCGCCGATGGAAATTGAACGCCGCGACTTTGCCTTTGAGGACGAGCACGAACTGATCGTGGAAAGCCGTGCCGATGGCCGTGCCGCGATCATCGGCTATGCCGCCGTCTACAACCGGCTTTCTCTTGACCTTGGCGGGTTCAAGGAAGAGATCCTGCCTGGGGCGTTCGACAGGATCCTCAACCGCCAGCGTGGCAAGGGCGACGTGGTTGCCCTGTTCAACCACGACTCCAACATCGTCCTCGGTCGCACATCTTCCGGCACGCTGGAACTCTCGTCCGACGAGAAGGGGCTGCGGTACGTGGTGACGCCGCCCGTGAGCCGGGCCGACGTGCTCGAGCTCATCCAGCGGCGTGACGTGCGTGGCTCGTCGTTCGCCTTCACGGTGGACCCGAAGAACGAATCGTTCCGCACCGGCGAAGACGGCAAGGCAGTGCGGCAGATCCGCGAGGTGAGCGGGCTGTACGACGTTGGCCCGGTTCTGGTGCCCGCGTACCCGTCCACGTCGGCCGGCGTTGCGATGCGGTCCTATGAAGCGTGGCTTGCGTCGCAGGTTGCGGCCGAGCCAACGCCCGAGCCTGTGGCCCAGGCGGATCGTTCGCGTTCGGCCCTGCGGGGTGTCGCCGCCGCCTGGGCCGCTTCTCTGAGGCTTCGCAATGGCTGACGCCAGCTGCACGTGCGGCGAGAAACTGCGGTGCCGTTCTTCGCGCCCATGCGGTGACGAGCGGCAGCGTTATCTGCGTTGCCCGAGGTGCGGTGCACGCGCGGTGGCGTTTGTGAAAACAACAGTTTCGCAAGTGCGGTTCTGCAAGAGGGCGGCTAGGTAGTGGCACTGTGGACTCCATCGGCAATACCGCCGGCGGAGATATCAAACAGTGGACAACCTCAAGAAGCTGCAGGACGAGGCCGTTAACCTCGCCAACCGGATCGACGCCGTGCGGGCCATCGAAGGCGACGCGGACAAGATCGCGGAGCGTGACCTTGAACTCGAGACGCTGACGGCCGACGCCGCCAAGCTCGCCAAGAAGATCGACTTTGAGAAGTCGGTTTCCGAGTCGGCGAAGAATCTCCGCAGCGTGGTTGATCGCTGCACCCCGGCCCCCGAAGTGACCGAGGAGCGGAGCGAGAAGGTCCGCGTTGAGGCGGTCCCGTTCTCGGGTCGGCTCCGTGCGTTCGAGAACGCCCGCGACGCGTACTCGGTCGGCATGTGGTTCAAGGCCAAGGGCGGCGATGCCGACGCGAAGCGGTGGTGCCAAGACCACGGCGTCGAGTCTCGCGCCCAGGGTTCGACCGGCAGCACCACGGGTGCGGCCTTCGTGCCCGACGTTCTCTCCTCGACCGTCATCCGGCTCGTGGACCAGTACTCGGCCTTCGCTCAGAACGCCACCAACGTGGTGATGCCGAGCGACGTTCTCCTGTTCCCGCGCCGCACGGCTGGTGCCACGGCGTACTGGATCAACGAGAACGCCGCCATTACTGCCAGCGATCCCACCAGCAACCAGGTGACGCTGACGGCGAAGAAGGTCACGGGTGCGGTGACGATTGCGAGCGAGCTCCTGCAGGACTCCATCGTGTCGATCGCCGACTGGATCGCTGCGGAGCTGGCACTGACGCTCTCCAACGCCGTGGAAGAGGCTGCGTGGAGCGGCAACCCCAGCAACGCCCCAGCGGTTGCCGGGCTCGTCACGACTTACACGGGTGGCCTGCTGGCGGCGTCTGCTGCCACCTACGCCGCCTCGCTCGTGACGGCTGCCGGCGACACGCCCGACGAGGTGACCAAGGCGAACCTGCTGGCCATGATGGCCAGGGTTCCGCAGCACTCGCGTGCAGGTGCCAAGTGGTTCTGCTCGCCGTTCTTCTTCGCGGCGTGCATGCAGAACCTCGACCTCGCCCAGGGCGGGTCGGTGGGTTTGTCGCAGGGCATGGGTCCGACGTTCCTCGGCTCGGAAGTGGTCCTCACCGACCGCCTGCCGGCCGGTGCGGACTCGACGGGTGCCATCATGGCGCTGTACGGCAACATGGCCAACAGCTCCTACTACGGCATCCGCCAGGCCATCGAGATCGCGTCCAGCGATCAGGTGAACTTCCTGTCGGATCAGACCGTGATCCGTGCGGTGGCCCGCGTGGCCATTACGCACGCCAACCTGGGCACCGACACCGTCGCCGGCCCGATCATCGGCCTCGTGGGTGCGTGACGCCTGACGGCTTGACGTGATGTGCAAACTGGGCGGGCCGCTCCAACACGGGGCGGCCCGCTCTCTTTTGGAGTCACGCATGATCGTCAAGGTTGGTGGCACCGAGGCTGACATTCGGGTGGAGGCCATCCTGTCGATGCCTCGGCTAAGTTTCACCGCGAACCACTTCGCATGGGCTCAGGCGCTCATGCCTCTGGGGATTCGCCCGACTATGGGGACCGGCGCATTCTGGGGTTGAGCCCTCTGGCTAAATGCCAGGGGGCTCAACCCCAGGACAAATGCGACCAAGTCAACACGCGGGTGATGGAGCAATTCATCGACAAGGCCGAGTACCTGCTGACGATCGACTACGACACGTTCTTCACGAAGGAGGACGTGGAGCACCTGTTTGCCATGGCGATGACGTTCCAGTGCGACGCCATCACGGGGCTGCAGACGAAGCGTGAAGACGGCCGCCCGATGCTCACGCTGAAGGGCACGCTGGACAATCCGCCCGAGGGCGGCACCACCAGCCTGCCTATGTCGTGGTTTTCTGAGCCTGTGCAGGAAGTGGATAGCGCCCACTTCGGGCTTACCGTCATTTCTACGGCCGCCCTGAAGCGGTGCAAGAAGCCTTGGTTCTGGTCGAAGCCCGGCCCAGACGGTTCGTGGAACGAAGGCCGAGTCGATCCCGACATCTACTTCTGGCGCAACTGGCGCGAGAGCGGGAACCGCGTGTTCGTCACGCCCCGCGTGGTTCTCGGCCACGGCGAGTATGTCGTGACGTGGCCAGGCCAGCACCTCGGCAAGCCTGTGTTTCAGTGGACAACGGAATTCACCAACACCATGAAACGCCCTGAGTCTGCATGGAGTGTGCCCCAATGAAGAAAATTACATTCACCCGCGCGTGGCGTGCCTACCGCAAGGGGCAGTCAGTCGAGATCACGGGCGGGCTGGCGACGCAGCTGGTGGCTCAGGGCGTGGCCATCGAAGACCGGCAGCAGGATCTGATCGAGACGGCGGCAGTTGAGCACCAGGCCGAGACGGCCGACGCGACACCCAGGAAACGAGGACGCCGTGCAGTATCGCAGCCTGACTCGTCAGACCGCCCCAGCCGTTGAGCCCGTAACGCTCGCCGAGGCCAAGGCCCATCTCCGGGTCGATACCACCACTGACGATGCCTACATCGGCACTCTCATCACGGCGGCCCGCGAGTGGTGCGAGCAGTACCTAGACCGCACGCTGGTGCACACCCAGTGGGCTATGCGGCTGGACGCGTTCCCGCCAGACGGGACGCACGACATCGAGCTACCACGCCCGCCGATGGCGACTGCCGGCACGACTACGGCGGTGGCCCTGACGTTCACGTTTGAGAACGGCACGACCTCGACCTACTCGACCGCCAGTTACCGCGTGGACCGCGACGGCACGCCTGGCACCGTAAAGACGCTGTACGGCCAGACGTGGCCGCCGCACCTGCGGGATGACAATGCCATCAGCGTGACGTGGTGGGCCGGCTACGGGGCGAGCGGTGCAAGCGTCCCGGCGGCGATCCGGCACGCAATCCTGATGCTTGCTGCCCACTGGTACGAAAGCCGCCTGGCGGCTGTCGCCACGGGTGCTGTGCCGCAAGACGTGCCCTATGGCGTGAAGTCTTTGCTGGACTCGCAGAAGTGGGGCTCCTACCGATGATCGACCCCGGCAAGCTCCGCGAGCGCGTCACGGTGCAGATCGCCAGCGGCACGACCAACGCCCTCGGCGAGACGGTGCTGGCGTGGGCCAACTCCTCGGCCGTGTGGGCAAGCGTGGAAGGCGTGTCTTCCCGCGAGGCCCTGGCGGCCGGCCAGCAAGACACGACGATCACGCACCGCGTGCGGCTCCGCTACCTGCCGGGCCTGACGCAGCGCGATCGGTTCTCGTGGGGATCCCGCACGCTGAACATTGTCAGCCTGCTCGAGTACAACAACCGGGCCGAGCACGTTGCCATCTGCGAAGAGGTGACGTGATGGCTGGCGGCATTGACATCACGGTTGAGTTTCCAGAGCTGGAGGAAATCCGAAAGGCATTCCTTACGCTCCCGAAAAACCTGTCAGCCAAATACATGGCTTCCGCGCTTGGCCAGGCCATCGACCCAGGCTTTAAGCTGCTAAAGACGCTGACGCCGAAAGGCCCGACCGGCAACCTGCGGCGAGCCATCCGCAAGAAGACGAAGCGATATACGAAGACTGGCTCAGGCGTTGCTTTGGCTGGCTTCACAGCGCCGCCGCGGAAAAAGGCCAGTGATCTCAAATCGAACGAAAAGGGGCAGCACCAGGGCTTTCTGGAGTTCGGCACCAAGCGCCGCACAACGAAAGGCCGGATAGCCAGCAGTTTTCGTCGCAGCGGCCCCGTGCGCGTTGTGGTTGCCAAGCGATCCGGTGCCGTCACGACGAAGCCAAAGCCGCCGAAGGGATTTGTGCGGGCGGCACCAAAGGGCGGAACCGTCGATCTTGGCGAGTTCCCGATCGGCGGCAAGGCTGGCGTGCCGCCCGTAAAGACTGCGTTTGATCGCACCCGCACGCAGATTTCATCCAAGCTGAATTCCGAGATGACGAGGGCGCTCAATAACGCAATCAAAGAAATGGCCAGTCCATTCAGGAGAGGCCTGTAGCTGTGTCACTCAAATCGCCCGAAGCCGTCCTCCGCACTGCCCTGGTTGGCACCACGGCCGTTACCTCGCTCGTCAGCTCCAGGATCTACCCGGTGCTGGCCCCGGCGTCTGCGGCACTGCCGTTTGTCACGTGGCGTCGGTCAGGCATTGAGCGAGAGCAGACACTTGGCGGGCCGATGGGCATGCCTCGCGTCAGCGTGGAATACAGCATTTACGGCACCACCTACGAAGAGGCTCGCCGGGTAGCCGACGCCATGCGTCGCGTTCTGGATGGGTACGGCGGAACGGCGGACAATACGGAAGTGAAGCAAACGTCGCTCGAGGACGAGTCGGACGACTTTGTGCAGCTGGCGGGAGCGGATCTCCCGCCGGTTTATCAGGTAACGCAGCGTTACGACTGCTGGTGGAGCGAGGGCTAGAACATGCCGATCACGCCGCACGACTCTAGTGGCACGACGTTTTCCTTTGCTGGCGCCACGTACACCGTTACGTCGATCACTTACAGCATCACCGACAATAACGCCAGCGATCAGATTGACGTGTCTCACCTCGGGCAAACGGCCGGAAGCACCGTGCTGACGATGAGCAGGCCACTGAAGGGCTCGGCTGGAGACACGGGCAAGGAAGTCAGTGTTGAGTTCTTAGCGGCAAGCGCTGGCCCGATTGCTCAAGGGGCAACGGGAACGCTTGTGATTACTGGCGGACTGGTGCTCAGCGTGACCGCCACATGCAAGTCTTCAAGCGTCACGCTCACGGTGAATGATGCCGTTCGTGGCAGCGCTTCTTTCCAGGTGCCGTAGCCACACAGGGAGGCCCCCGTGGCGACACATAGCACCAACGTACAGGCGTCGTGGGGCGGCGTGCCATTTTCGGAGATCATTGATCTCTCGTGGCAGTACGGCGGCGGCATGCCGAAGGGGCGTGGCGTCAACTGGACCGACGAGCGTGGCAGCCTCACGCTGACTTGCCTCGGCGCGACGAACATCAGCACGGCCGAGCATGGCACTGCCAAGCTGCTCTCTGTCTCAGGCGGCGGCGCCGACTTGACGCTGTATGCAATCTATGAGTCGTTGAGCGTTGCGCCCGAGTTGAACGGAATCACCCGTTACACCGCGACGTTCAAGTTTCTGGATTGGTGACAAATGGGACTGAAGGAACAGATCAAGGCCGCAAGCGTGCGCAAGCCGTTAAAGGTGCACGTCAAGGAGTGGAACCTTGATGTGTACGTGCGGGTGCTAAGCGTTGGCGAGCGTGATGACTGGGAGCTGGCCTGGCTCGACATCCGAAACAAAGGCGTCGAGAAGTTCCACAACTTCCGGGCGTTCTACTTGGCTCGCACTCTGTGTGACGAACACGGCGTGCGGATTTTCCAAGACAACGAACTGGACGAAGTGGCAAAGCTCGACGGGGCCGTAATGGGCGAACTGTTTGACGTGGCGCAGCGGCACAACAAACTCACGGAGGCGGACGTAGTCGAACTAGCCGGCGAGCTTTAACGCCAGGCCATCTCGGCGGTTCTTGTTCATGCTGGCCGGTCATCTCGGAATGACGGTCGGCGAGCTCGAGCAACGGATGGACAGCCGCGAGCTCAGCGAATGGCTGGCTTTCGCTCGCTACTACCAACCGCTAGACAACTCATGGGCGCAGGCGGGAGTGATTGCCAGTGCGGTCCTTGCCCCGTACTCCAAGCGTGGGCAATCCCCAAAGCCTGCAGACTTCATCCCAACTGACTCGCCACCGCAGCACAGGACGCAAATACTCGACGTGCTCGCCCAGATGAAGCGAGACCTAGACGGCAAATGAAATGAGCACGGCACTCGGATTGGCAATGCAGATCAGTGCGAACACGGCCCAGCTGGCCCAAGCTGTGGCCGATGTCAACGCCAAGCTGGACTCCATGGGGGAGGCTGGGAAGAAAGCGTCTGCCGACCTCGGCACGCTTAAAAACATCGAGATCGGCAAGCTGGCTCTAGGCGGGCTCAAGGCTGCCACTGACGCATTTCTAAGCCTGAGCGGTGCAGTTGTCGGCGCCGCCTCGTCTGTGACATCGTTCGCTCTGAGTGTCGGCGAAGAGCTCGACGCACTAAACGACGTTGCCAATCGGACAGGCGTTGGCGTCGAGGCATTGCAGGCTTATGCCAGAGCCGCCGCCGACACTGGCGTAAGCGTGGAGTCATTTGCCAAGCAGATGGGAAAGCTGACGGTCAACATTGGTGCCGCATCGCTCGACGAGAAAGCGCAAAAGAAGTTTGAGAATTTGGGCATTGTCTTTGAAGAGTTAAAGGCCGCAACGCCGGAGAAGCAATTCGAGCAGGTCGTTGACGCAATCTCTCGGATTGCGGACCCGGCAGAGCGTGCCGCCACTGCGGTGAAGTTCTTCGGCAAGGGCGGCATCGAGCTTGGCGAACTCTTTACGCTTGGGCCCGGGGCTCTGACCCAGATGAGAGAGGAGGCCGTGTCGCTCGGCCAGGTTGTCAGCTCTGATGCCGTCAAGGCAATCGACAACATGAACGATTCATTTGCTGCGGTGTATGCCACGGTCAAAGGGCTGACCGGTGCGATCCTCGGCGAGCTTGCGGGGCCAATTAGCCAGATTGCCCAAGACCTTCTTGGCGTCATTAGGCAGGCAGGGCCGCAGCAGATTGCCCAGCAGGTGGCTCAGGGCTTGCTTGATTTCATCAAGCTCGCGGGCAATTCGTTCTTTAAATTAGCCGAGTTTATCGAAGCGTTTATCAAGAAGTTTGGCCCGATCCTTGGTCTCGACATCCGCAGCGAAGCAGAGAAGGAATTGGAGGCGCTTCGCAACAAGGAAGCGGGCACCACTCGCACAGTCAGCATCGGCGGCCGGCCAGTTCTGCAATTCACGCCCGGATCACTGACGCCAGAAGAGCAGTCTCGGCGTGGCGACCTCGAGCGGCAGGTTGCGGCCGAAGCATCGGGCGGTGTGCTGCGGCAGTTCCAGGCAAACTTTAACGCGGCGATCGACAACGCTAATCAATCACTACAGCAGAGAATTGACCAGAACGCTGCCACCGCTGAGCCAAACGAAGCGGAAAAGAAGCAAGTACAGCTGCTCGAGCAAATCAACCGCAACGGCCAAGTTGGAACTGTGGAGATCCTTAACTAGCCATGGCCGTTTTGTCCTACCGCGAAGTCATCCCCCGCACTGGGTCTCACAGGTTCGGCGAGTCGCCAACGGCCGAGCGCAAATACATTGTCACGCTTGACGAGCCAACCGGCACACGGGAGATCGTTGAGGCGATCGGCATTTTTCACGCAGACCCGCACCCCGAACTGAGCTACCTGCTGTGCCTGAACATTCAGGTCAACGAAACGGATGCATACCATGCGGAGGTAAGCTACAGCTACGAGGTTCCAAAGCAAGAGAGCCTAGACCCAAATCCGCTGGCTAGACCGGACGTGTGGTCGTTCTCAACGAGCGCTGCCCAGGTGCCGTGGCTGTACTACTACCATGGAACTGGAAACAACGACGTGAGGCCTCTCGTTAATGCGGCCAACGACTACATCGAAGGGCTTACGACGGTTGCGCCAGAGGTTCGGGCAACGATCTCAGGGAACCGCGCAAGCTTTCCCCTGGCCTTGGCTGCTGAAGTCACGAATGCCATCAACTCTGCGCCGTACCTTGGCGGGGCAGCCTATACGTGGCAATGCAACGGCATCAGCGGCCAGCAGGCTATAGAAGTCGTCAACGACACTGAGGTGCGGTATTGGCAGATAGGCGTCGAGCTTACGTATCGCAAGCATGGATACATTGAAAAGATTCCGCACGTAGGGTGGCACTACATCGACGGTGGCAAGAAGCGTCGAGCCTGGTCGTGGAACGACGGCGGTGACGAAAAGGGGGACGCTTCGGCACCTCAGCCACTAGACGAAAACGGCGGGCTGAAGTGCCCTGGCAGCGACTGCCTGCCAGACCAGCTTTTGCGACGCCCGTTTCCGGCAATCAATTTTAGTTCGTTTTTCGGCACGCCGCCGTTCTAGGAGCCCTCATGCCAGACATCAACTACACCATCAGCGCTCGTGTTTCTAAGGGGCCGCTCTCGCAGTCCCTTGCCGCATCTGGCGTTACCGCAGACATGGCCACCGCTGGCATGCTGTCTCAGACGCTCAACCTTGGCACGGCTGTGACGCAGATCAGCACGGCCACGCTTGGCAGCGTCGGCCTCGCATTCGCTCGCTCGCTGGCAACCGAGACAACGCACACTGTGTCCTTTGGCCGCTACAGCGGCGGCACACTGTATGAAACTGCCAGCCTCAGGGCAGGCGAGGCGGCGATACTGCGGCTCGCTCCAGGCGACTACGCAGCCAAGGCTGCAGTTGGTGGATCTCGGTTGCTGCTCACCATCATCGAGGATTGAGCGTGTCCGGCAAACCAGACGGCAAGGCCGCAAAGACCGAGCGTGTCGCGTTCACTCGGCCGGCAGCTGAGCGGATTGCCAAGGTGGTCCGCAAGGTCGAGGCCGGGGATCGAGGTGCAGCGCCACTGCGTTTTGATAGGGTCGGCGCTGGCGGCAGTAGCAAGGTCTTCCGTGTCTGCACCTACACAGGCGCATGGTCGCTGAATGCGTCCAAGGTTGTCACGTTTCGCAACCAGACGAACACGGTGCAGGCCGTCAATTTGTTTCTCGCCCTGCCAGATAATGGGCAGCGAAACTGTGCGATTGCCAAGGACGGCACGGAGTGGCATTTGATTCAGTGGCAGTGGGACGTTTCGACGGCTCTCAGCAGTGTCACGCTCACCACGGCGTCGCTTGAGTTCAGCCGCATTAAGGTGGCGTCGCTCGGAACTGAGTCCACCACGTACATTTCAATCACCACTTGCGCAACAGCAACCGCCTGATGTCGCTCGTCAACCAAGGTGGAAAACTGCTGCTGACCAATGGCGTGCTCGCCAGCGGGGCCGAGTGCTGCTGTGCGAAGCCATGCGACTGCGGGTCGTGCTCGCTGACGCTGACAGTCAACGGCACCGTCGTTCCAATTGGAAACGGCCTCGGGGCGCACTCGTGCGATGCGCCGTGCGAGCCGACGTGCGAAGATTTTCTTCGAGAGACTATTGGGACGGGCTTGCCTTCTGAAGGATGCGCTCCGACCAACCAGAACCCCTGCCCTGAATTCTTGGATTTTACGGGGCAGCCAATGGTGACGAGTGGCGTGTCGTGCGGAAGCTTTGCAAGTGCGTGCCTTCACTGCAGCGAAGATGGGCTGTGTGTGCGTGTGTTTTATTATGCCGTCACAGTCTATAGCTGCAACAACGGGCAGGCCTTCGATTACCATTACCGCGCCAGATACGCAGATTACACGCTTGACCTATTGCCGCCGTGCGACCAGAGCGCTGTATTGGAAAAGATAGACAGTGGCGATTACCAGCCGTTGCTGGATGTGAATCTTGCTTGCGCTGGCCCGGTGGCAGCCGACGCCGGCCCTTGTGGCGGCTGCGAAGACGACTCCGTCGTGCAGATTTCCTGCAATCCGTTTATATGATTCGCGGCACGCGCCAAAACTTTGAGGCTCGACTGCGTCAGCGTGGTTACACGGTGAACGAAGTGCGCGAATGCGTCGTTTCTGAAGACGGCGACTTTGTGACGGTGGACGAGACGCACTCCGCCTACCCACGAGAGATAAAGCCTGGCTACCGTCAGCCGGCGTGGACGCCGCTCGGGCAGCGTGCTGCATCCGCCGGCCCAGGCACTGAACTCACCAAGCTCGTGGCCCGCTTCGGCATCGCCTACACGCCCGGATGTTCCTGCCGCAGCATGGCCGTCAAGATGAACGCCCTCGGCCCTGACTGGTGCGAGGGCGACGGGATGCCAGAGATCCTCGGCGTCATGCGTACCGAGCACGCCAAGCGCTGGCAGGCCCGGCAGACGATCCTGCCGTGGAGCGACCTCGGCGCACGCCAGCTTGTCCTTCTCGCCTGCCGCCGGGCTCGAGCTAAGGCCGAAGGTTGACGGCTCGGCTACGGTGGCGTGCGAAAGGGCTCGCCGTGCCAGACGATCACGTGTTCACATTGAACGGCGACGAGCGGTGGCTTCTGCGTTTCACCACGCTGAAGGGCGCTGCCTACGGCTACACGTTCTCGCAAAAGGCGAAGCACCCCCGCATCATCCTTGACGCTCGCATGCGTGGGCGGAAGAAGCTCGAGGTGCTCGTGCACGAATTGCTCCACGCCCTGAATCCAACGCAGTCGGAGGAGCACGTGGAGCAGCAGGGCAAGGACATTGCCAAGGTGCTCTGGGCGTTGAACTACCGAGAGGTGAACGATGGCACGTAGCGCCACGACATTCCGTCGCAAGAACGCTTCCGACCCGTGGCTTGTCACCACGCTCGACGGTGGCGTCACACGCATCGACTTCGCCAGCCGGCTGTGGGTGCTGCTCTCCAGCGATTGGCACTGGGACTCGATGAAGTGCAACCGCGAGAAGCTGGCGTCAGACCTACAGAAGGCGAAAGAACTCAACGCCGCCGTGCTCAGCATCGGCGACCACTTTGACGCCATGGGGGGCAAGTACGATCCCCGCAGCAATGGCAAGTGGGACGTTAGGCCAGAGTTTCAGAGGGGCAACTACTACGACGACATCGTGACGCAGTGTGCCGAGTGGCTGGAGCCCTACCGTGAGCAGATGGCTCTCATCACGCCGGGCAACCACGAGACTGCTGTGCGGAAACGCATGGAAACGTGCCTCACCACCAGGCTTGTGGAGCAGCTGCGGGTGAAGGGCTCGAAGTGCCGACACGCCGGCTATTCGGGCTGGGTGCTGTTCCGGGCTAAGGCCGGCAAGACCAACTCGGCCCTGTACCGACTCTGGTACCACCACGGCTACGGCGGCGGCGGGCCTGTCACCCGGGGCGTGATCGACTACAGCCGCTACCTCGTGGACGTGGATGCCGACTGCATTCACGCTGGCCACGTCCATCAGCGGACGCTCATTGAAGCGAGCCGCCAGCGGCTATCGCCAACCGGCATTGCCAAGGTGCGGCCGATGCACCTCGTGCGGTCAGCGGCCTACAAGCAGGAGTGCCTCACCGACGGCTGGGCTGTTGAGAAGGGCATGAGTGCCAGACCGCTTGGCGGATGGTGGATGCTACTCCGGTGGAACACAGACCACACCGAACTACGTGCCTCGTTTCATGACTCACCAAGGGACGACAATGACGACGACGTTTGAAGCCGCCAACGAACAACTCCGCCAGGCCGTGCAGCAGCGGCGTGACGCCCAGGCCGCAGGCAGGCCGCATGAGCAGTGGTACGACGTGTCGCAGCCGGCGACAGAACCGGCGGCACCTGTCGCCGAAGCAGAGGAAACGCAACACGACGAGTTGGACGGCATTGCCGACGAGCCATACATCAAGCACCTGCTACAGCAGCAGCGGCTGCGTGGCGATTCGCTGTTGTCCTCCGACGTGCATCCGACGAGCCAAGAGTTCTTTGACCTGTGCGACGCGCTCAAGGAGATGCACCGGCGTAAGAGCCGAGACTACGGCTGCCCGAGTGGAGAAGACCCGCTGGCCAACATTCGCAACGGCGCGAAGTTCGTCGGCATCCCGTCGTGGAAAGGCGCGATGGTGCGACTGTCCGACAAGGTCACTCGGCTGGCGGCGTACAACGCCACGGGCCGGCTGGAGAACGAGAGCCTCGAGGACAACCTGTTCGACCTCGCCAGCTATTCGCTGCTGGCCCTGCTGCTGCACCGGGAGGAGCACGGCAAGTGAGCCGCTCGGGCGACGCCTACATCCTGACGCAGCGCGAGCCGCTGCCTGACGCCTACCTCGTGGAGTGCGAGCAGGACGCCAGGCGGTTCCAGGGTGCCTACACGGGCACGAGCGGCACGCTCGCGGCCCACGTTATGCGGCTGCTGGCCGAGGTGCGACGGCTCAAGGTGGCGTCTGCGTTGAAAGAAAATGCCACGCCGATTTCTTACTGAGCCGGGCCGGCGGTTGAGATGCGGCAGGGTTTCTCCCTTTCCCCTGCTGGCGTCTCCCGCCGTGCCAGGCTCACGCCGCCGGTCGGTCCTACCTAATTCCCTACCTAGTTCCGGCGACACTACGCAATTACGCCGCCGGCCTATCGCCTGACGTTTCCTCGGTACTTGTGGGCTACTGCCGAGGATTTGTCGGTGGTTCGGACAGGTTGAGTGGCGGCATCACGTCCACGCTGGCCTGCTGCGTCGGGCAGATCGTGGGATCGACGTACCGCTCCTGGAGCTTGGGGTCGCTGTGATCGAGCACCTGCGTGGCCGCAGCGGTTCCGCCAGCCAGGGCGGCGTATGACGCTCGCGTACGACGCAGCCCGTGGAAGCCCCGATACTGCACGCCGGCCAGACGGCACAGCAGCTTGAGGCTGGTCCACAGGGAGCCCTTGCATCGGTCCCACGGCCACACCATATCCTCTGGCTGGCCTTGCTTGAGCGCCAGCATTGCGGCCAAGTCGGCCGTAAAGTCACGCTCGATGTCGTGCGTCTGCCCTTTGCGAGTCTCGCCCTTAAACACGACCCGGCGACGCTCTAGGTCAATCTCGCCCCACCGGAGCGACATGAGGGCCGTGGCCCGCTCGCCGGTGCAGTAGGCCATGTAGATGATTGTCGCCCACCACCAGGCGGACGGCTTGCCGCCCGTGCGTCCCTTTCTGTGGCGGGCACGGCGGATCAACTTGGCCACGTCATCGGCCGTGTAGGCCCGGCCGGTCGGAATCGACTTCGGCACTCTGATCCTTGGCAACTCAGGGAACTCGGCCACCCATCGCTTGCGGGCCGCCAGATTCCAGGCTGCGGCCAGCATCACCTTGTCCTTCTGCACCGTAGCCGGACGCACGACACGGCCACGGCATGACTGCGTAGCACGAGCCCTGAGGTAGCGACTAATCGTGAGGTCATCTAGGTCGGCCACGGTCGGCTCGTGCCCTAGAAACGCACGGAGGCGTTCCAGAAGCATTCCGTACAGGGCCATCGTCTTTGCGTCGAGGTTCCGAAGGTCTGCGTATCGCTCAAACAGTTCTGCCAGCGTCATGGTGTCCATCGCTCGTCTCCCCTTTTTGGTGCTAGTGTACACCAGTATACAAAGTTGAGAGAGGTCTCGCCTCCACTCGAACATTGGAACTATCGGCAGGCCGGCTGGCCCGATTTTGAGGGCCATGCCGGGGCTGGGGATTTGGGCAGTTTGGCGATTCGGACAGTTTGATTTGCAACGGGTCGACGATACTATTGGGGCATGATCGCCATGGCTAACCCGTTCGCGGGATACATGACCGTCCGGCAGGTGATGAAGGAAATCGAGGCTTTGGCCCCGAGCACCGTCACTCGCCTGGTCTACGACGAGGACAAGCCACGACCCGAAGGCAAACGGTTTGCCGGAACGCTGATTCCTGGCCACGGCTGGATGATCCAGCGAAAGAGTGTCGAGCAGTTCATCGAGGAGGAGAAGTCGCGCCCCAAAGGCGTCGGATTTCCTCGAGGACGTGACCGCAGTGCCCCAGAGGATGACTCTGGTCAGCAGGCCAAGAAGACTGCAAAGCGGCCCGCAAAGTCAGCCCGGCCAGCGAAGAAGGCCAAGGGCAGCTGAAGAATTCTTGGAAAAGTGCGTTTTGCCCGGCATTCACCCCTATTGAATATGCAACGATCTGCCGATATGATTGGGCATGCGAGCGAATGAGACTCCCTCGCAGGACTTTCAGGCCACGGAGGGCCACATGCGACGCACGATCGACAACTTGCTGCCCGGCCTGGTGCTGGTTCGCATCGGCCAAGAGCTCGGCACGGACTCGCCGGCGGCTCGCGCCTTGCACGATCTGCTTGAGTTTGTTGCATCAATCCCGTTCAAGTTCCTCTGACGATAGGTGACGCATGGACGCTTCTGATGACGGCAGTCTTCGTCGGATTCAATACGGCTACTGGACGCTTTGGTGCCGCAAGTTCGGATACCGCAGCTACCGCAACGTGTACGCCGTCTACATGGCGCGAGATGGCGAGGAGTTCCATCAGGAAGTGCATCGTGTCTACGGAACGCTTGGGAACGGCCAGCAATTCGCTGGATTTCTTATTCGTTCGCAAGTGCGGAAGCACGCCTACGCTGCCCTTTCGGACGCCTTCTGCACAGGGCTGAAATCTAAGGAGCGACGCGGCGGAACCTGGGTTGTCGTTGAATCAGGCTCGCCAGAGTCCGCACTCGCTCATCGGGACGTGGCCGACGTGAAAGACGAGATGATGCAGACCGGGCCAACGCACTCGTTTTGCGGCGTGTACTTCATCAGCAACTCGCGCGGTGCGGTCAAGATTGGAAACACAGCATCCAGCATCATGCAGCGGCTGACAACGCTTCAGGGTGGGTCTGCGTACCCACTGACGCTGATTGCGTTGATCAACACAACGTCACACAAGAAGCTCGAGGCCGAGCTTCACAAGAAGCTCAAAGCCAAGCGGCTCCAAGGCGAATGGTTTGAGATGACCGACGAGGAAGCAATCGGTGTGGCGAAGGATCACGGCGGCTACGCCGTCACCAGGCGTCCGTACCGCTCAACGCTCATGCCGAAATGCCGTGCTTGACGGTATGCAATGATCGCCGTATACATATGCAACGATCATTCCATACGCCAGACTACTGTACGAAAGTTCGAGTCCCCTCATTTTGTTGGTCCCACCCCTTGACGCCGTACTGGACGGCCGTACATTTCCGCAACCCACACGAAAGGAAGCAGCATGAACGCTGAAGCAACGAACGATCCCGGCCACAACGAATACCTCGCCGCCGCCGCCGGCATGCGTGAAACGTACGGGTGGCGTGACACGAGCAACACGCCGAAGACGCCCACCTACGCCATCGGCGACTTCGTCAGCGGAGTCTCGGCCGGCAAGCGTTGGTCCGGCCGCATTTGGGAGATCGACGGCGACCGGCTCTCCATCGAGATCGACGGCGGATGGCTGGCCGTCAGCGCCAAGGACGTGACGCACTGAATCAAGGGACCGCTGCCCGGTGGAACCGGACTGCGGAAGGAGTGCGGCGGAGCCGCAGCAGCAGGGACGCAAGAACAACCCGCCGAGCAGGACGCAGAGCGGGCATTTTCCAGATTCCAGAAACACGAAAGGACGCGAGATGAGCACGGAAATCAGCACAAACACGACGCCAGCTAGGGGGCTCGCCTTGGCGAGTTTTGAAGACGCGATGCGGTTTTCGCAGATCGTTGCGAAGTCGCCATTCGCGCCGAAAGATTTTCAGGGCAAGCCGGAATCCTGCCTGCTCGCGATTCAGCACGGCAGCGAAGTTGGGCTCTCGCCGATGCAGTCGCTCCAGAGCATTGCGGTCATCAACGGGCGGCCGACGATCTGGGGTGACGCTGCCCTGGCCCTGGTGCAGTCCAGCCCCGTCTGCGAGTACGTCCGCGAGTACACGGAAGGCGAGGGCGACGGCCTGGTGGCCGTCTGCGAGGCCAAGCGTCGAGGCTACCCGCAGCCCACCGTGGTGCGGTTCTCGATGGCAGACGCCAAGCGGGCCGGGCTCGCCGGCAAGTCTGGCCCATGGTCCCAGTACCCGGCTCGGATGCTGACGCTGAGGGCTCGCGGCTTCGCCCTGCGTAACGCCTTCGCAGACGCCCTGCGTGGGCTCATCACGGCCGAAGAGGCACAAGACTACCCGCAGGCAGAGCCGGCCAGAGAACCGGCCAGCGAGCCAGCGGCGAAGACCGCCAAGGCTGGCGACGGCATCACAGTGAGCCACGTCAAGTCGTTCTTGCCGCCGCAGGAATCGGCTGTTGGCAAGGCGAAGCTCGCGGTCAGCTCGTGCAAGACGATTGACGAGGCCGACAGGCTGAGGGCTCACATCGAGAAGCGGCACGCCGAGGGTGTGCTGACCAAGGCCGAGCACGACGAGCTCGTGCAGCTGCTGCACCACCGCGTCGAAATGCTGATCGGCGACAGCGGCACGGAGTTCGAGCACGAGGCCGCCGGAACGGAGGCACTGTCGTGACACCGACGCAAGCCCAGCGAAACGGGCCAAGGCACACGGAGGTTCAGGTGAGCGACTACTGGCGAGAAGACACCGCGACGATGCCGCTGTTCCAGCAGCGAGCGCCGAGCGTCAACGGCTCGGCTACCTCGGCGCAGGCGGCCGACTCGCTGACGCCGAAGACGCTGAACGCGTTGCAGGCCAAGGTGCTGCGGTTCCTGCAGACGTGCGGTGCATTCGGTGCGACGGACGAGGAGATGCAGCTAGCCCTCGGAATGAATCCGTCAACGCAGAGGCCGCGACGGATCGAGCTTGCACGGCGTGGTCTCGTGGTGACATGCGGCACCAGGCGGACGAGCAGCGGGCGGATGGCGACGGCGTGGAGGGTTGCGTGATGAGCCTTGTGCTTCACATGACGAACAACCACGACGGCGCTGGACTGCTTGACGAGTTCGGCCCCGACTCTGAGTGGGCTTACTGGTTTGATAACGACGAGGACGATGAGGCGTACGGCAATTTGCTGGACGCTAGCGAATGAGATTCCGCGTGCGTCTTGTGGACGTAAGCGGTGGCTGGTGAAGGGACGCGAAAGCAAAGGAGACGAGACATGGCTATGGCAGTACTTGATTCGGTTGCAGTTAGCGGAAAGCACATTGAGTCCCGCCCCGACGTTGGGCTTAGGGAGCGGCTTGAGCAGCTCAGGCTCGACTACGACGTGGTTCGCGTGAACATCAGTTCCGTCGATACGGACAGGAACGAATACCAGACGAGGCAGCATTCGATCGTGGATCGCGAAACGGTCGAGCGATACAAGATGTCGCTTAACTCAAATTCGTGCGTCTTTCCTGAGATGCTGTTTGCCGCCACTTCTGGCAGCAGGAAGACCGGAGCTAAGTCACTTACCCCCGTCTGTGGCCGGCATCGGATCGTAGCCCACAAGGAGGCTGGCATTACTTCCACGACAGCCCTTGTTGTGTACGTGAGGACAGACCTAGACAAGGCGAAGCTCGTCACGCTCTCGCGATGGGACAACTTCCGAAATGGCGCGCCGGAGACGGTAAACGCGCATTACCAAGGTCTTGCGCAAGAGTGCATTGCTACTGCCGGAGGAGTGTTGAACGGGTTTCCGCCAAAGGACGTGATCGACGACATCGCCGCCCGAAACGGAATTGGCGGGCAGTACAAGACCAGGCTGAAGATGCACATCAAGGCCATGCTCTTTCAAGCGGAGTGCCGTTCGCTGAGGATCCCGCGAATCCCAGACAACGCTGCGCTGTGTGCCGCTGCCTATGAGTTCGTTGACCGCGAAGGGTTCGAGGATGTCGCGAAAGCCGTTTGCGCAAATCAGTCTCACAAGGGGATCGCCGGCGTCGTGAAAGAGTGCAATCAGCGGAGGCTTTCCGGAAGCTCTGCCGTCGCATTTATCAGGGACGCATCGAACGGATTTTCCGAGTGTCCCGATCGCATGACGGCGGCGGACGAGGTCAGGTTGCGGTGCAACGCATTCACGACTTCTCTGAAAAAGCTGGACCAAGACCCATCGGTTACCAAGCACGATGCGGAACTTCTTGAGAAGCACATCGTGGAGGCCTTCGATCGTGCTGCTCAAGTGACTTCTCGAATCAAGGAGCGACACACCGATGAGTAAAAAACGCGACTACGTTAGGCAGTCCGAGTCTTTGCATCCGAGCGCCGTAGAGTTCTCTGCGTTTGTTCACCACTTGCACGAGCAGGGCAAGCCTGTGACTCGGGCAGTTGCTATCAAGTGGATTATTTCCTCTTACAAACGAGAGGCGCTAATTCGCTACGGGGCAAACAGACGTGCCACTACTGCGATCCGTGCCGGGCAGGTCGCTGGCGACCGCCAGATAAAGCGTGAGGGTCTAACGAAGAGCGCGGTTTCTTTTTCGCGAGACGGCTCAACTATTACCGAGAGAGAGGCGGAAGCGTTTTTTGATACCGGAATCTGTGTTGTCATGCAGAGGCTAGTCAGTTCTCGTGCGGGAACGTACGTGTACGACAAGTCCTCCAAGACTTTTTCGCCAGTTTCGGTAAGTAACGTGGCGTCAAAGCGAAGGAACGTCGGTGTTGTTAGGAAGATTCTTTCTGCGCTCTCTGAAGCCGACCTGACTGCCGAAGGTGTTTCCGAGAAATGCTCTGTAGACGTGCATTCCGTCAGGAACAACCTGAACAGGCTTCGTCGCGCAGGCGCCGTGGAGCAGGCCGGAAAGCAGAAAGGTATGGGGCGTGGCAAAACCCAGATTGTTTATCGGCTCAAAGAGGCGGTTTGCAATTCCAGTACTTAGAGACGAGCCGCCCTCGTGACAGGCACGGTGCCGCTTCGACGCGGCGGGGCGGAATGGAAAGGAATCCACCAATGGCACAGCACAAGGTCGACATCTACATGCCGCTGTACGTCAGGGACTTCCTGACCTCAACCTTCGGCTGGTCGGCCGAGGAGCGAGGCCACTACCTGACGCTTCTGATGCTGGCATGGGATCGCGGCAGCCTGCCGGCCGAGCTCGAGCACCTAGAGCGGTTCTCGCCCGGCATCACGTCCGTCTGGCACATGCTGGCTGACAAGTTCCCGATCGGCGAGGACGGCCAGCGCCGCAACGCACGCCTGGAGCAGCACCGGGAACGGTGCGTGGAACTCAAGGAAAAGCGGGTGGAGGCGGCAAGGCGGGCAGCCTCGGCAAAGGCAGCGGCGATGGCTGCGCGAGCAAACGGTGAGCAAACGCAGAGCAATCGTGGAGCAAACGCAGAGCAGACGCAGGGCAATCGTGAAGCAAACGTGATCCATCCAACGTCAACGTCAACGTCAACACCAACGTCAACTTCTTCCCTTCGGGAAGAGATAAATACACACACACACACGGCGGAAGACGACTTTCGCCAGCCAGGGTGGGCGGCAGACGAGTGGCAGCGGTTCGTGACCGTCTGGAACGTCACCGAGCGGGCCGAGCCATGGCCGCACCTGACGGCCCCCGACGGCTGGGCTGACCTAGCCGCCACGCCTGGATGGCTCCAGCGTGCCAGCGAGGCAATGGCCCGCCTGCCTAGCCGCCAGTACTTCGACAGGCCACTACCTCTGACGAAGTTTTTTGACTTCATGGACAGGATCAGGGCCGGCGAGTTCGCCGACCCGAAGGTGCAGCACCAGGCACGAGGACGTGGACGCCAGCCGGCAGGAGGGAACCTGTGAGAACGTGGGAAGAGAACAAGACGGCCATTAACCAGCTGTGGCCTATGGCTCAATTCACGGAAGAAGAGCGGAGGCTGTGGGGAGACGATCTGCGGTCGCTCGACCAGTCGGTGCTCTACGACGCCATACGCAATGTGAAGCGAAACAGCGAGTCGCTTTACCCGCAGCTGAAGTGGGTGCGCGACGAGTATCGCCGCCTTGACGCATCTCGCAAGTGGTCGCGGTCCTCGAAGGCGTCGGCATCTGAGCAGCACGAACGAGTTTGCATCGACAAGGACACTGATGCACGCAATCGGGAAGAGCTAAAGGCTCTCGTTGAAGTTACTGATCCAGCCGGTTTCTCAATGACCGTTGACGTGATTGCGGACAAGGCGTCTGCGCTTCAGATTGAGATGGCCACGGCTTTTCGTTTGGTCAAGTACCTGCACAACAGGCTTGGAATGTCCAACGGCGGAAACATCGGAGAAGCAACATGACACCCGAAGCCGACATCGACCTGACGCCACGCCAGCGGCAGGTGTACGAATTCATCAAGGCGAACGCAGGGTATTTTGGGCCGGCGATCAGAGAGATTGCCTCGGGCCTGTCGATCCGCTCGCCGAATGGCGTTGTCTGCCACCTCGATGCCTTGGAGCGGAAGGGCTACATCAGCCGCCGTCGAGGCGTGGCCCGTGGAATCGAGGTGACGAAATGAGCCCGCACCAGGCTATGGCGTTCTTGCGCACAGTCGCTGATCGTTGCTGCCGTCCCGTGGAAGGCGTCACGCGAGGCGAGGCCGATATGGTCAAGGGCCGGTTTCACCAGTGTGCCGACGTGATCTCGGCGCTCTGCGACCGTCTCGTTGACCAGGCCCGTACGTTCGAGGTGATCGAGGGCCATCTGCAGGACACGCCGTGGCCGCTGCTGAAGCCCGATGACAACGATCCGGGGGCCGCGCTATGAGCATCACCGATTGGGTGTGGATCTCCGTTGGTCAATTCACGCTGGGGGCGACGTTCGCCCTGGGCATTTTTGTTGGGATAGCACTTACGCGAAAGGACTCGACGCATGGCGACGGCAACGAAGGAACGAAAGAGAGCCCGCAGCGGGATCACGCTTGATCTCGTCGAGTTCCGCAATGCGGTCAAAACTGCCGGGAAGGCCGTTTCGAGACGGTCCAACAACACGGCCGTCACCAACTTGTGCATCGGTAACGGGCTCGTCACTGGCACCGACATGGACTGCCGCATCGACGTTGAACTCATGGACGCTCAGTGCGAGCCAGTGCTTTTGCCAAGGGACAGGCTGCACACGATCCTGATGAACGCCACCGGCGACACAGTGACGCTGACGCCGGATGGCTCGACGTGCAGGATTGAGACGAAAGGCTGCGAGTGGAGGTTGCCGACTGAGTCTGCCACCGAGTTTCCGCTATGGGAGCCAGACGGCTTGCACCCGATTCTGTCCATGACAGGCGACGAGTTCGGTCGTGCTATCAGGTCCGTGATCTACGCCATTGACAAAGAAAGCAGCCGGTACGCTCTCGGCGGTGTGTTCATTGAGTGCGTCGGCACGAAGGCGTTTTTCGTTGCCACCGACGGCCGCCGGCTTAGCGCGGCCGAGGTTGTTCGAGACGCAGCGACAGACGACTTTGTTGCCGAGCCGAAGGGCACCGAGAAGAAGTCGCCGATTGTCCCGTCGTCGCCGCTGAGTTGGCTGTCGAATCTTGCAGGCGCTGACGAGACGGTATCGCTGGAGTGCGACAACAGCACCTTCCGTGGCAATGTCGGTGCCGTCACCGTGACGTGCAGGCTGATTGACGGGCGGTTTCCCAGGTGGCGAGACGTGTTGACGAGCGAGTTGCCGCCTCCGCACTCCATTCGGAGGAGCGAGCTGTCGCACGCAATCAGCTGTGCCGCCGTGGTTTCGACTGAGGCTTCTAAAGGCGTCCGGCTGTCGTTTGACGGCGACACACTGACGCTCACGGCCAAGAGCTCCGAGGCCGGCGAGTCAACCGTTGAGTGCCCCGTAGAGACGGCTGGCGATTCTGCCGTGGTGAAGCTTGATCCGAAGTTTGTGCATGCGTTCCTGAAGCCGTTTGGCCAGGACGACGAGCCGTGCGTGGCCGTCCACGTCTGCAAGGCCGACGGCAAGACGGTCATGAAGGTTGGCGACTCCTACACCGGCGTAATCATGCCGCTGGCGGAGGACTGAACCATGAGCAGAGTAACTGTGGACTGGGCCGAGGTTCGCCTTCTCTTGGAAACCGGCATGGCCAACGCTGAGGTGGCACGCACGCTTGGGTGTGCTGCGTCAACCATCGACAGGGCAGCAAAGAAGCTTGGACTGCCTCGCCGCCGTGGTCGGCCAGGGCCAAAGCGTTTCATCGACAAGCCGCTGTTCTTCAAGTTGTGGCACGACCCAGAGATGACGAGGAGCGACATTGCCAGAGCGGTTGGCGTCAGCGCCTCGACGGTGGACAAGTTTGCCAGAGAGAACCACCTAGGGAAGCGGGCGTTTCCGGCTAAGAAGACACGGCCCGAGTTCGCGCCAGACAACTGGAGCGAGCCGCCGGCGCCTGACTCGCTGGCCCTGTGCTCGTGGGTGCAGGAGAGGATCGTGACGCTGCAGATCAAAGAACGGCACTACGCCGAGCGTAGAGCTGAGGTGTGGGGTGAGGCTCGAGGAGCGTGAGGACGCATGGCGCACGCCACGCTACGATTCGACCTGAGCGATCCCGACGACGAGCGGCAGCATCGCTACGCCCTCGCGGGCCGTGAGGCGCTGATAGCCCTGGAGGCGATTGAGCAGCACTGCCGCAGCCGCCTCAAATACGGCGAGCCGACGCCAGAGGCAGTCCGCGACCTGGAGTGGGTGCGGGCGTTGGTGCCGCCCGAACTCACGAGCCTGCTGGAATAGGATCGTTTGGGAAACATATCTGTATTGATGAGTGACGCTAATGAAATCAGGAACCATGGACATTGACAACACGCAGGACGCGGCCGAGCCGTCTCCTGCATCCGTTGGTTCTCAGCCGGTGGCGTGGGCAGTAGCCCTTGGCGACAAGGGCCGTGTTCTGGACGGCATCTACATCAGCAAGGCAAAGGCCGATGAGGTGCTGGAGTGGCGAAATGAAAACACCGAATACGGCGCAAGGCTGATTCCGCTATACGACTTGCCGCAGCCCACGCTTACCGACGAGGAGCGGGAGGCGATTGAGAAGGCCATCGGGCGAGAACTGGACGCTGAGTGGTACGGCGGGCCTGAGCCCGTCAGAGTGGTGGCGCTTCGCGGGCTTCTGGAACGATTGAAGTGAGAACGGCTGCATTGAGCAGCCCGAGAAAGGACGTTGATATGACACAGGAAGATGCCGGGTCTGCTCCAATGCTTGGTTCTGCATCGGGTTCCGAATGGCGATTTGGCGCAATCGACAACAAGCAGGAGTTGATTGACGAGGCGTGCAGGGCGTCGTTTTTCGGCGTCCCTGTTGGCGAACTGAGCAGGACTGAACTGCTTGCCGCTTTCGGATCGCTGCTCAAGCAGAGAATGTACGACCAAGAACTGGCAGACAGCGTCAAGAATATGTTCTCGCTGGCAAAACGGTGGCAGTCATAGGCAGAACGCGACGGATAAGCGGCGGCCCCGCCGTCCGCTTCATCCGCTGGTTCTGTGAGCGTAGAAAGGGAGACATGAGCACCACCATTCAAGAAATCTGCCAGCACTTCGAGAGCGTCGTCAATCCGCAGGGCTGGACGAAAAAATCGCTCACGCAACGGGACGACTATTCATTCGAGGTCGAGGTGGAGTACGCCGAGGGCGACCCGCGAAAGTGGGTACTCGTCTCTGATGACCGTTTCGCCACGCTCAACAAGGTGAAGGTCTACGAGTTGCTCGCATCGCCAAAGATGAGCGTCCAAGCACACGGCCCGTGGATTTGTCGGTTTTGGAAAAGACTCGTCGGGTAGCCACAGAACACGCAGGATAAGCGGCGGCCCCGCCGTCCGCTTCATCCGCTGGTTCTGTGAGCGTAGAAAGGGACGACGATGGATATTGAATCGGTGTTTCTCAGGGCGATGTTTCAGGCCACCGACAACTGGATTCTGCGAGGCGGGCCTGAGCCAAACGACAAAGCGATCTTGGCGCTCGCACCGGAGTTGGCCGGATTCATCGCCGCAGCAAACGAGCCGGAAGACGACGAGGAGGACGGCATGGAGTGGATTCCCGTGCGCGAGCGACTGCCGGAACCCGGCGTTCGCGTTTTGATTTTCTGCCCGCTGGCGGAACCTAACGAGGTCGCCGCTGCTGTGCTTCGCCATGAGGGCATGTGGAGAATGGACGACGGCGAGGTTTACGGGGAAACAGAGCCGACGCACTGGATGCCACTTCCGACGCGGCCGACCGGCGGCGAGTAGCCACAGAACGCCAGAGATCAGCGGCCCGCGACCGCTGACGAAACAACAACCAGACGGCGGCATCGCGGGTCCGCTGCATCGCGTGGTTCTCTGGGAATCAGAGAGGGAACAATGAGCGAAACAGCGGTTATCGTTCTGGCGTTGGCGGTATTCGGCGTGATGATGGGCGCATTGTCCATCGGGTTCCCGCATAGGCCCAGCCATCGGCCTCGCTGGCATCGGCGACGCCGCTGAATTGCGCTCTTGAGCGAAAAATTTGAGACGTAGAACCATGTAATTATCCCCACCTTAGCCGTGGATAATGCCGTTATTCGCAGGATTATCCATGGCTGGCTTCCGGCCCGTCTCGCTTGACACGCTCGCCACCATGCGGGCATGGCGATCACGTTCGAGGTGCCTGGCGATCCCGTCCCGCAGCCGAGGCCCAGAGTCTCGACTCGGGGCGGGTTCGCTCGGGCCTACGTGCCTTCGACGCATCCCGTTCACGCCTACAGGCAGTCGATCGCTGCAGCTGCTCGAGGTGCTGGGCTTGGCGAGACCGGCGAGCCGCTGAATGTGGTAATCGACGCCGTCTTCGGTCGCCCGAAGTCGCACCTGAACAAGTCGGGCGTGAAGGCGACGGCACCGCGACTGCCCAGGCCCGACGTGGACAACCTCGGCAAGGCGGTGCTGGATGCCCTGCAGGACGTGATCGGTGATGACACGATGGTGTCTCGCCTGGTCGTGGAAAAGAGTTTCGGAACCGAAGGGCGCACGACCGTGCGAATCTCTTGAGCAACGCCAGCCTCTATCGCTGCCTCGCTGAACATTGTCAGCAGCACAAGGTGCAGCACTACCTCGAGATCGGCACACGCGAAGGCGGCAGCCTGCGAATCGTGCTGGAGAACGCCAGTGCGGATCTTCAGTCGATTTGGATTGCCGACATGTGGGGCACCGACTACGGCGGCAGCGGTCGCGGTAGCCACGCACATATCGACCAGATGCTGGATGACTTTAACTTCGACGGACGCCGGGCGTTTCTCGACGGCAACAGCCGAGACACGATTCCGGCCTTGATGCCAGAGAAGGCCGAAGCGTTCGACCTGATCCTTGTGGACGGCGACCACTCCTACAAAGGCGGCATGGCCGATCTGGAAAACGCATGGCCGCTAGTGAAACCAGGCGGGTGCGTTTTTTTTCACGACATCACGCATCCGGCCCACCCGGACCTACTGGCGTGCTTCGACGAGTTCGTGTCGAAGCGTGGATCGCACAGTGAAATCATCCAAGAGCCGTACGGCGTGGGGATCGCATGGAAACGCTAGACATTCCGGCACACCTGCTGCAGCCGTTGGAGGTGTTCGGTGATTCCTTGATCGCCAAGGCCAACGAAGGCGCGGCCCGCTTGGCCAATTCCAAGGTGGCAATCGTCGGCCTGGCCCGTAACTGCGGCGGCCCTCTGCGTGCGAACCTCGAGCAGGCTCTGCAGGTCGCCGAAGGCTGCCGAGATTGGCGGCTGCACATCGAAAGCAATGACTGCGACGATGACACGGTAGACGTGCTCGCTGAGTTCTGCCGTGCCCACAAGGAAGCCACATTCCACTACCAGATCCTCGGTCGGCAGCAGTTCTCGGCAGAGTTCGCCGGCCCTCGCACCATCGCCTTGGCCGAGTACCGCGACGCCTGCCAGCGGTGGGTGCGTGCGTGTGCAGCTGATGCCGACTACGTCATAGCGATCGACTGGGACGCCTGGGGCGGCTTCTCTGTGCCCGGCCTGCTGAATGGCGTGGGCTGGCTTGTCGAGCTCCAGGGGGCGTACGGCATGGCCGCCGTTTCGCTGCTCGAGATGGCCACCATGAGCATGGGCGAGGACAACACGCCGAAGCTGACCAGCGGGTGGGCTCACTACGACGCCTGGGCCTTGCGGCTCAATTCGTATTGGGACGACTACACCGCTGGCCTCGGCGGGTGGAAGCATCAGTGGATCCCACCCGTTGGATCGCCGCCGGTGCGTGTGTGTTCGGCCTTCGGCGGGCTCGTGGTGTATCGGACTGATGCCTACCTGAAAGGCACGTACGACGGCGTGCACGATTGCGAGCATGTGGCGTTTCACAAAAGCATCGAGAAGGCAACAGGTGGGCAGGGGCTGTACCTGTGCCCGTCGATGCGAACTGTCATGCGGTGGATGAATGCGCGGCAACACCGCGACGATTAACGTCACCGAGTTCCGTGCCGAGTGGCTCAGCCACCGGCCGTTCTCGGCTATCTGCAGCCATTTCACGATCACTCGTGACCAGGCGGTGCGGCTGCGTCTCTTGTGGGATCTGCCGCCACGGAATGACCGCCGGCTCCGATTCAAGCCAGATCGGCAGCGAGACCCGTCGCCGCGGGAGATCGCCCAGGCGTGCCGAGAGATCCAGGCCGGATGGGATGACCGCACACGCTACGAGCGGACAGTAACGAAGCCGCAGACGTTTCAGGTGCGTGAGATCCAGACGCCAGACGAGCTCAGGCCGTACGTGGAGACCGACGAATGAGCCACGGAGACGCAGTGCTGGGCAAGATCGTGCTCGACTTCAGCCAGAAGTACGTCTCGATCTTCCTGTGCGAAGGCGACGGCAGCGTGCGTGACGCAGACCACTTCAAGTGGCCCGTGCGGCTGGACACGAAAGAGACGCGGCACGAGGTGCGTGACACCTTCGACTTTTTCTACGACTACATCAACGAGACCGTGAATGGGCCGGCGGATGACGAACTGCAAGGGGTTGACGAGGAAGAGCCAGACTAGGAGCAGGAGACCACCCATGCCATCCAGTGAGCAATTCGGCGCGTCGCCGGCCGAGATCGAGCAGTACGGTGCGAATCTCTCGATCTGGGAGGCCGTGAAGCTGCTGCAGCGGTATGCCCCGCTCGTTGGCTTTGCCCGCGATTTCGCCACGACGCTCGACCCGTACAAGAAGTCACTTCTCGTGGCCGACGCATGCGAATGGCTGGCGTCGCAGACCAACGCCCAGGCCGATGACCAGCTAGTGAAGCTCCTGGCCGACGTGCTCAAGACGCCGCAGGGCGAAGCCCTCGTCCGGTGGTGCCTGCTGCAGGTGGAGACCGCACGTTGAATGGCGACACTCTCTTTCGAGGCGCGGCCGTCTGTCTGGCGGTGGTTCTGGCGGTGGCTCCGTACCGAGCGGAAATCCTCTCGGCGTGCCGTCGTGTCGTGGAAGCCGCAAAAGAAAACGCCCATCTCCTGAGTCGGCTTGCGGTGATTGCCCTGCTTTTCGCCGCAGCGTGGGGCAAGGTGCCGCTGCCGTCCTTTCCTGTCGTGCCAGCGGCCCCGGTGGCCGTCGAGACGCCGAGCGACGAGATGAAGACGCTGGTGCAGCCGATTGCCGACGCCCTGCGTGGTGCCTCTGCCGTAGACCGTGCCCTGTGGGCCGAGACGTGGAACAAAGCCGCCGTGGTGGCTGCCGGCGATGCCGTCACGACCGAAGTGGTGTTCACCGACTCCCGTGCTCTGCGGCTGTTCACCGCCCTGGCCGTGGACATCGCCTGGCGGCGAATCGGGCAGCATGTGCCCGGCTCCAACGAATCGCTCAGGAGGGCCGTAGAGGCCGCGTACGGGTCCGCTGTTGGCACGGACGTGGTTCCGGTCACTGCGGACCTGCGGGGCCGTTACGTGGCGTTCTGTAAGGCCGTGGCTTGGGCCGGCATGAACGGGGGTTGAACCGTGGCCGAGCATGGCATGGGCTACGTCCCCGACCCAGCTGGAGCGGAAGCCTTCGTGGCAACGCTTCCGCATCCGACGCTTGCAACGGCCGGGCCGGATCTCAAGGCGGCCGATCAGGACGTGATGCTGTACCCGGCCCTGCTCGCCTGCTCGCCGTCGTGGCGGCGTGGGTCGCAGGGCAACGTGGGATCGTGTGTCGGTTGGGGCGCGAGCCTGGCGGTGGACGTTCTCGCCGCGTGCGACATCCACTGGCGGAAAGAGCCTGAGTCGTGGAACGGTCGCACGATCGAGGCCAGCTTGTACGGGTTCTCTCGCGTCGAGGCCCGCGGCCAGCGATCAAACACCGGCGGCGACGGGTCCACCGGGTTCCATGCGGCCAAAAGCGTCCGCGACCTCGGCTGCCTGCACTACGGCGTGGACTACGGCGGCACGATCATCCGCGAGGAAGGCAAGCAGCAGCGTGACCGTGAGTGGGGCCGCAACGGAGTTCCCGACGTGCTCGAGCCCTACGCCAAGCAGCGGCTGTGCTCAGAGACAACGTTAGCCACGTCATTTCGAGAGGCAGCGGCGGCGATCAGTAACGGCTACCCGGTGGTCGTGTGCAGCGGCCAAGGTTTCAGCATGAGTCGGGACGATGACGGCTTTTGCAAGGCCGGCGGCGTATGGTGGCACGCGATGTGCTTTATCGGCGTGCGATTCGGTAAGCGGCCCGGCCTCTTGTGTGCCAACTCGTGGGGCGACAGCAACACGGTTGGAAAGCACTTCCCTGACAACATGCCTGATGCCGTCCGCAAGTGTTCTTTCTGGGTCGATGCCGAAGTGGTGGACCGAATGCTTAGCGGGCGTGATTCCTACGTCTACGCCGGCTACAGCGGATTCAAGCCGACGCAAATGCCAGACAACTGGCTGAGGGGAATTCTGTGATGCGTTGGATCATCTGCCTGTCGATTGCCCTGGCTGGCTGCGTGGCAACGCTGCCCAGCGATCCCAGCGTCACTGCTGATCTCGCCTGCGAGACAGCCCGCATGGTCGTGCAGCTGCGGCAGGAGATCACGCCGAGCCCCGTCCCGGCATCAGACAAGTGCGAGAACTGCGACGGAACAGGAAAGATTGGCGACGGGCGTATTGTCATGCCATGCCCCATTTGCAAGGGCACCGGCAAAAAGCTGCAAAGCGTGTGCAAGGACTGCCCGAAATGACCACCGACGAACTCACCACCTACGTCTGGGATCGGCTTCCGGCTCGCCGTCGGCTGGTGGGCCGACGTGTCGTTGACCGCATCGTGCGGCGTGCTGTCCGCACATGGCCTCACGGGGTAATTGAGCAGTGCGACCGTCAGCAGTGCGACGTGCTGGGCAAATACTGGATTCGCTCGCTTGAGCGTGGTGAGCGGCACGAGGTTCAGGGATTCCTGGGGTCCATCGTGCTCGGTGCCATCATCGCCAAGATCGTGGGATTGTTGATCGACTGGTGGTGGGCACGGCAGGAAAACCGGCTGGCAATGCTGGAGATGACGAGGGCCGTATGACGGACGCAGCGAAAGACACGATGTTCGGCATCATGGAACGCTGGGGCTTCCCGGTGCTCGTGGCGATTGCAGCCGGGTGGATACTGCGAAACGACGTGCTGTTGCCCCTCGTCGAGGAGCACCGGTCTTTCGTGAAGTCGCTGTCAGAGACGCAGCGTGAGATCAGCAAGGCCGTGAGCGAGCAGACGAGACTGCTCTACGCACTGCAACCCAAGTCCGGGCAGGAGAACTAGCCATGCCGATGAGTGCAAGACTGCTGCGGCCCCGCACTGGCGGCATCAGCACAGGCAAACTTCGGCAAAGTCTGGCGTTGTATCTGCCGCTCAATGAGACGGCGACTAGCGGCAACGTGACCGCCGTGGACAACAGCGGGAACGGCTTCAACTTCACAAGCGTCAACTCTGTGCTGTCAACCTCTGGCAAGGTCGGCAACGCACGCGAGTTCATCAAAGCGAACCAAACGCACCTTCTCGGCGGCAGCACCAGTTCGTTGCTGGAGTTTGGAGGAGCCGATTGGTCGCTCCAGTTTTGGTTGAATCTGACCGGCCCGCTGCCGACAACCGGAACGAACGCAACGATACTGTCGCGCAACGTCGACAGCAGCGGCAGTTTTGCGGCTAGCGAATTTTCGGTAACGATGTTTTTCAACAGCGGCGCGACGAATCTCAGCGTCAACGCTGCTAACACCATCACGTTCACGCAGTTCGGCTCGTTGCTTGCGAACACGTGGCACCACATTGTGCTGACCAACAGCGGCGCAACACTGTCGTACTACCGCGACGGCAGCCTGATTTCCACCGGCACCCGCACAGGAACGTGGTTGACGGGCGCGCGACACACCGTCATCGGCATTCCGAATACCAACGCAATGGCAACACAGACGATAGATGCGAAAATTGACGAACTTGCGAAATGGAATCGCACTCTATCCGCCGATGAGATTGCCGCCCTGTGGAATAAGGGCAACGGCAGGAGCCTCGTGGTATGAGCGTGACCGAGCAGATCGACGCCACGCTGGCCGCGCTCCTGCCGTCTGTGACGGCGCAGCAAGACGGCTATTTCGCAGAGCATGGCGTCTACTACCAGATGCTCTGGACGCACACCTCGCCGCCGACCGGCCCGACCGCGCCCGACAATCTCTCTGCCGTGCCGGTAGGTCAGTCTCCTGCACCTGTGGCGGGATTGCCTGCGACAATGCGGAGCCGGATGAGGATCGACACCTACGGCAAGCCAGACGGCTGGACGATGACGCTACAAGCGGTCATCGACGGCCAGGTGTGGCAGCGGTCGATTGACTGCGGAGTGGATGCCTCGCGGTCTAGCGGATGGACGCTGCTGCCAACCGAGCCACTGCAAGCCTAGACCCAGAAACGCCTAGCCTTAAGACACAGGAGAGCCCCCAATGCCCGACGCCATTCTGTTTCGCAAGCACCGCGACTTTGACATCACGCTGCACACCGCCACGAGCCTGGCCACCACGCTCGATATGCGTGACGTTGCAGGTGCCGTTCTATCCATTGGCACGATCTCAACCAACGCCAGCACGCTCCAGATGTGGGTGGGAGCCACGCCGACCGGCACCTTCCGCCGACTATTCAAGACGGACGGCAGCGTCTGCGACCTGACCCTGTCGGCCTCAAGCACGGACGGCCGGGCCTACTCGCTGCCTGACGAAGTGTTCGGCACCGAGTACCTGAAGATCGTGTCGGCCACCACGAACAGCACCGGCACCACCGGCGTTGTGATGTTCAAGAGCTAGGGCAAAGACGCCCCCCCTATGCCTCAACGTATGCCCGCCCATAGGCCGCTGCGCCTGCGTTCGTCGCGTCAGCGGCGAGACGATAGCGCCAGGCCCAACGCGTCGGCGCGTGGGTATTGCGACAAGGCGCACAGGCGGTGGCGTCAGGCTGTGCTGACGCGAGACGCTTGGCAATGCCGGGCCTGCGGTGCGGTCTGCCAAGAGTACGCACAGGCAGACCACGTTGTGCCTGTTAGTCAGGGTGGTGCGAGGTATGACGTTGCGAATGGTCAAACTCTCTGCAGGTCGTGCCACGGACGCAAAACCCGACGCGAGCAAGGCGAAGTCGGATCGCAAAGTCGCGTCGCGGTCGCGCGTGCGAGCCAGGCCGTGGCCTCGCGGCCGACTGCGAGCCGAGGCCAGGGCGGTCAAAACCACCCCAACTTTGGCCAATAAAAAC